CAAACCAATCGATGATGTCTTGAGGTAGTTCTGTTTTAACTTCCTGTTTTGGCTTTTGTATTATCTCTTTAATATCCATAGGTTTTTTATTTAAACTCCCTTTCCAGCCACAATGATGGCAAAACCATACACCCTCATCATGGTTGATTGCAAGGCATTTATCACCTGATTTAGACCTTCTATGGGAACATTTTGGGCAAGTAGTTCTTTCCTGACCATAGGTTTTCCTTGCATAGATTCCATTACTTTCTAAGGTCATACAAGAACTCCAAGTCTTCTAACTTACTCTGAGTGATGTTTAACCTAGTTTGTAAATATGCAATCCAAACAATTAAAAAGCATATCCAAAATCCCATTACTACATTATAAAAAAATTCCATTTTATTTTCTCCCTTTGTATTTTAAATAGATGTTAGTGAACTTAGTTTGACCATTGTTAGATTTGTTTCTAAGACCTCGTAATGATATAAGGTTACTATACCAAAATTTATCATTAGTAGCCCATTTGATTACATCCCTAACAATCTTCTCAGAATAATCATCTAATTTTATAATCATATAAAGCGTGTTTATAGAATCATTAACAAGACAATCATCCTTTTTCCAGTTGGCTTTTACTGCCTGTGGAAAATGTTTGTGTTTTTCTGTATAGAACTCATGCACTATATTACCCAAATAAGTAATTTGTTTTTCATTAAGTTCTTCCAGTATAGATACTGATTTATTCCCATTGGTATATAGTTTATTTATCTTATTATTATTATATAATAATGTTTGCGTTTTTTGCATAGGGGTTAAACCATCTTCTCCTCTAATAGAATTATCTACCCCTATTGTATTTTGCGGATAGGGGTTGTCTTCATCATGGTTTACCCATAGGAAATTCTGCATAGGGGTAATGTATCTTTTTATAAACTTCTCAGTACCTTCTTCTAACTCAATCAGTACATGAATAAAACCATATGTTTTTAATTCTGATATACTTCTTGATGCAGTATCTTTTGATATATTTAATACATTGCTAAAATGTATATTTCTTTTTGTACAAACTCCATCATCCTGTAAGGTAGCCATAATCTCTGCATAAATTAATTTAGAGTTTGGCTTTAACTTAGGATGATGCAATATTGTTTTTGGTATCATACAATAATATGCACTTTTCATGTTATCTCCCTTTCGAGTGGAGGGCTGGTAAAAAGGAGGTAAAACCAACCCTTGAATATAAATCCACTCTTAATTATTTTATTTATCCTTTTTTTCATTCTTGAATATACGACCTTTATTATAATCTGTGCAACTCTTATCTGTATTATACATATACTCCACGAAATGAGCAAAGTCTAAATCATATATTTTTTCTTTTCTAATCATTTTACAGAACAGATTTATAAGTTTCTTTTCGTTATTATCAAACCATTCTGAAAATATATCATATTTAGATTTATCTACATTCATTGCAAGTCTCCCTTATTAACCTAACACCATCAAAAACTTGCCTATTTAGGTAAGTAATTTTAGGTCTATTTTTATCTATTCTAACTGATTTCTGATACACCCTTCTGCACTTATCGCATCTTTTTGGTTGTAAAGATTTAGATTCAGTACCACGCTCAATGTGTCTTTTTTTCCGCCTATCTTCTAAATAATCTACATTATCAAACCAATCAGGTTCTTTAAAATAGTTTTCTAAAGTTAATCTAATACATTTATCTGCTCTTTCATAATCTGCCATTGTACTCATTATAACTCTCCTTTTTTGTTTTGTTCATATGCATCTAATATAAGAATCATTGCATTTGTTTTATCTGATAATTCCTTCACTTCTCTTTTAAGGATATCATAATCTCCCATATCCTCACCCTCTGTATGAACCCATATAGACCTGATAAACTCATTGCATTGATGGAATACTTTTTGCAGTTCAATTAAATCAGTTTTTATCATTATAAACCTCATAATAAATACCATCAAGAATTGTTTGCCAATGCTTATGGTTTTTGATTATATTTTCCTTTACATTCTTTACAACATCTAATTGATTTAGTAAGTCGTAAACTCTTTTTGATTTTGGGCTTATTCTTATTTTAGCCATTATACTTCTCCTTTAGTTCATTACATAGGTTATCAAATTCATTATAAACTGATTCCCAATCTATTATAATATCATCATCATCTTTTATATAATATAATGGTACTTTTATATGTTCTTTCATTTTTACTCCTTTATTGCTGGTGCGACTATATAATTAAAATAATCACATTCTTTATTTTCTGATATTAAGCATTTTTTACCACACAAGTCAACATCAATCCATTGTCTTAATTTTGAGTCAATCATTATTCCTGAACAGGTATACCCTGTATTATAATTAGCACAATGATTTTTGACCTTAATATTAGGGTTGCTTGCATTTTCTCGATTCATTCTCATTTATACACCTTTATCAAAAAACTCTTTTAATTTATCATAGTTCTTTATGATTTTAAAATAAGTTTCTTTATCTAAACCTGTTTCCATTCTTGCTTGAGGGCTTAACATATTATAAGCACCCTCCTCCTGAACTTCACAATAATCTATCCATTCATATCCAGCGATTGAAAACTCATCATTATACATATCTACTTTTTCCATTTTTTAACTCCTTTTTTTTATTTTAAGTTGTTTAATACAAATTTTATATCTGATTTTATTTGCATTAATGAAAGATGTTCTAACATATTTTCTTTTTTTTCTTTATTACGATTTATAATACCTTTAGTAATTTCATATGCTCTCTCTAATCTCATTATATCTGTCATTTTATAACTCCTTTTGTTGTCAAATATTATAAAGCATATATAATACAAGTCAAGTACTTTTTTAAATTATTTTTATAAATTTAGCAATAATTGTATTTATCAGGCATATTTTATAGAGAATCTTGCTCCATAAATAGCCTTAAAACCGCACAAAAAAAGTTTTTAATACCAACTATCGACTATTTAAAAAAATGTCTTCAGGGTATAAAATTCGGCTCGTATCGATTTTTTGAAAAAAGCAAGTAAAAAATAAAATTATTTTTAAAAATATAAATATTACTTGACATTATAAAAAATATTATGTAAATTTATAAAAAATTAATATTGAGATTTAATCTCATTAACTTATTGAGATTGATACTGAGATTCATTCTCAATAAGCTATTGTTATTGAGACTCATTCTCATTAAGCTAAGTAGTAATGATTACTATTTATTTTTTTTTGGATTCATATTTAAATTTTTGGATTCATTCAAAGCTGGTTCTAAATTTGCGTTTTAAGAGCGTTTTATTTGTTAGGCTTAGTTAGGTATACTTGAACCAAAAAAAGCTCGAATTTGAGCCATTTAGAGCGTGTTTTTTTACTAACTAGATACAAAAAAGCCCCTAATTAAAGGGGCTTCATTGACTAACTAAACAAACAAACTTTAATGAAACACTAAACCGACTTTTTTAGTATCATTAAACCACTTTGTAGAATACAAATCATACTCAGAAGCGTTTTTATATCCAGCTTTTTCCAAGTCTTCTAATGATTTAAATATTTTAGTGTGCCTATCTACTTTTTTATCTATTAAATGTGACTGCTTGCCTGAATCAGAAAAAATAAAATCATAATTACTAGGAATAGATTTTAATTTCTTAATCATATTTACGTTATTAGTATAAGAATAGAATTTAATATCAGGCATTTTTTCAGCAATTTCAAACCATTTTAGAAGGTATTCTTTTGAATAGTAATCCCCTGAATCGTGAACCCTTACAAATTCCGCCTTTTTTGCTTTTATGTCTTTTATCATATCATTAATAAAAGAATCTTTTTTGGTAGCCTCAAATTTTAATTCAGCCCACTTACTGGAAAGTTTATAAAATCCTTTTTGAGCGTAGCAAAATTTGACGCATTCACCAGCAAGAGGGCAAGTTATTTCACCGCTCTTACTTTTATATGCTGGTATTGAAAAATTAAATAAATTTACTCCAAAGTGTTTAGAAGTCTTTTTTATTTTTGAATTTTGAGTTAATAAGTTCATTTGTTTAGTTCCTTTTTGTTTTTTTTGGTAGATAAATGTCTAAATCTTTTATTTTATACCAGTCATAAAAATAATGTTTTCCAATTATTTCACCAGTATTAATTCCTATTTCTGTTGTTGCTTTTATTGTAAATTCTCTAGGATTTGGGTTTAATGCATAAACTTCTATAATATAATGGTCACAAATTGAATGATTTTTATAAACCTTTTTAACTTGTTTAATTGCTCTATTTAAATCATCTGTTTTATAACTTGAAAAAGTAATAAACCCCTCTTGAAATATTTTAAATTGAAATATATTTTCTTTATTTAATTGATATTCTTCAAACCTAGGAACATCATTGAATTTAATTCTTAATTCATTAAAATCTATCATTTTAAACCCCTTTTATTTAAATTGATTAATTAATAAATAAATTACTACTCCCCAAATTGAAAAGCTAGTAATTAATGTTAATACTTGTAAAATTAGGTCAATTCCAAAAAAAGAACCGCCTAAAAACAAACCTGTAATAATTCCTAAGAATACGCTTAAATGATTCATTATTTAACCCCTTTCAAATTTTAGCGGTGGCAATTCGCCTTCTAAGATACCGCCATTTTTAATAATTACTTTTAATATTGTACTTGCTTTTAACCATTCATAAACATAACCCTCTATACTTCTGCAGTAATATGGCTTATATCCAGCACACTTATTAAAAGCTTTTATTCTTTTTTTGCCTATTACAGCGACCTCGCAATGCGTATAATATGGAGCATTGTCTTCTTTTGGTACTGAATAATGCCTTACGCTAGCCTGAATACTAAGTCTTAACCCACTTTTGCAAATTATATGTTCCCTAAATATTCTACTCATTTTAAACCCTCGTTAATTTCTTCTTGAGCCTGTTCCAAGTCTACAATTAATGAACCTAATTCATAATTATTATAAGGTTCTTTAATTTTGTACTCATAACATTTATTAAGCATATCAATTGCATCTGTTAATAATCTTTTATAAGTATGGTTTAAAACCTCGTTATTTTCTAAATCTAATAATCTTATATTTTCTGTTCTCATTTTATTTATTCCTTTTGTTTAGTTAATTGTTGTTAAATATTATGAACTATTTTTGATAGTGTCAAGTTTTATTTTATTATTTTATATCCATTTTGATTATAGTAATAGTCTTCTATTCCTCTTTCCATATATTCAATACAATTATTTAAATATTCTTTCAATTCTTTTTTTGTGTGAAAATTAAAAGGTTCATTACTTATATCTAAAAAATTGTAAAATGCATCTTTTTTTGTTCCGTCTGCATAGGTTGTTTTAGGTATCAATGTTTTAGAGGTTAAATTTAAACTATAATTACATTTTACATATCTTCCTTTATATTCCGCCCTTGGTGAGTCGTATGCACTAAACCCTCTAAAATTATCAATTTTCCAGCGTAAAATTTTTGTTGCTTTTTCCTCTGAATTAACAGGCATAAATTCAACTTTGAATGGCTTTGAATAGCTTAAAAATTCATATTTTTTATCTTTAGTAAATTTCATATTTAAACCTTTTTTTAATTAATTGTTGCTAAAGATTACAAGTAATTAATTTAAGTGTCAAGTATTTTTTTTATTCCGCCTGAATCCGATAAAAGGTATTCTAAAAAACAACATATATAGAACAAAGTCAAGAACTATTTTAATTATTTGTAAATTATTTGGGTCTAGTCTCAATAAGAAAATATTTTACATTGCATTTGTCGAAGGAAAACCGCCTAAATCCAACGAACTCAAGGCAAGGCATACCTACATACCATTTACTATTAATCTGTCTATATAGGCTATAATATGAGCGTTAAAACACTATACTAATTAACTAAGTGGCTTGTTGAGTCTCAATCTCATTAAGGCATAAATATTTTACTTGCATCTTAAATTATTTGGATGTACTACAACAGATTTATTTAAATGTCAAGAACTTTATTTGTTAATTAAAAAACTTTGTTTGTATGCGTTCACATCCCTTATAATGTCAAACAAAAAAGTAATTTATTTTTAAATATGTTGCAAGTCTGGTTTATTCTTGCTAAGTTCCGCAATTTTAACGCTTATTAAGACTGATTCTCAATAGGGTAGGGGCGTATGAGCGTTTTGAGCGGTTTGTTAATCGTCTTTCCTCATCAAAATGCCAAATGAATGTCTTAAAAAAAATTTGAAAAGAAAGTCTTTTATTGCCCCACTAAAGTCTATTAAATTAACTAGAAAGTTTTGGAGATAGTTTATGAGTGTTAATTTGCCTACCCATTGGAAACCTTCTAAGGTTAGAGCTATAGAGTTACTAGTAAATGAGCCTAATGCTCGTATTAAAGATGTTGCAGAGGAATCAGGCGTTTCTTCTGTTACTATACATAAATGGTTAAAAGACCCTGAGTTTGTAGAGGTATTCTATCAGAAGTATATGATATCATTTGGTTCTAGGTTACCCTCTGTATTGAATAGTATGATTCGTGAGGCGGAGGCAGGCAATGTTCAGGCTGGCAGGCTGGTTTTGGAGCATTCAGGCAAGCTAATTAAGCGTGTGGAAGTAGCCAATCATCAGAGTCCATTTGAAAAATTCCTTAATGCTGAAGTTACTGGCGAGGTAGAAATAGAACCTGATGATGCTGAGTATGTGGATATTGAGCCACAAATAGAGGTTTTGCCTAGAAAGCCACAACCAGTTATAGATTCTATAAAAGTACGACATCAATCAAAACAAGATAAGCGTAAACTAGCTAAAGAATGGCGAGAAAGAGCTATAGCGGTGGGTGTTCCTATACTCCCAAAAGGTCGTAAAACCCCTGCTCAAAAAGAGGCTTGGCAAAAACTGGTTATTGAAAAAGAAAATCAATTTAAGTAATCTAAATCTTCTTTTTTAATTATTCTTTGTGTTTCATATGAGCTACATTCAGGACATTGGTCTTCTGCATCGATGTTTCTTGTAAGTGTTTTCCAAGACCATCTACAGGCTTTACAATACCAAACTGATACAACGTAGCCTTTCATTAATTTTTTTCCCAATTACTCTGCTCTGCTGATGCCATAGCTAATTCTTCCATCAATTCTTCATTTGTTGGAATCCTAACACCATCAGTCATCTTGCTAGATGTTTGAATAAGTGATGCTAATAGTTGATTATTAGCTAATTCTATCTCTGATAAATCTGCTAATCTATTATCTAAATCTTTTATTAACGCTTCTAAAGTCATTAGGTACGCTAACAAGTCTTCTATCTGACCCATACTAACTTTCCTTATATTTGTTAGTATAAACTAGCTATAATTTTATATGATATGCAAGAATTGGTTATTTTTTTAAGGCATTGTCTATTTTTTTATTAAATTTTTCATCTAAAACTTTTTCAGATTTAGAATTTATTCCAACAAAGTTTTGCACATAAGTACCAGTTCTTAAATGCTTATAATTGCCAAAATTGTGATTAAAACCATGCAATGCAATACGCAATTTATTTTTATCTGCCTCTATGCTATTAAACAAAGTACCTGTTTCTATTAATGGTTGTCCTGTTTTGTATTCTCTATTTAAGGATTTACCATCTACATCAGTTGAATTATCTATATTTAGCTTAGTATCTCTTTCAACACTTCTAACATAGTCTTCAATATGTTCTTTTACTATTTTAGGTATTTGTCTTGCAAGTTTTTTAAAATCAGCATCAATTTTCATCTTGATTTGCATTAGGAGTCTCCTGTATTCCATTAACTGACTTATTATCATCAATAACTGCTTGTGCTTGCTGTAATGATAGGTCTTTGTTATCTCTAATCATTATTTTTGCATGAGTAGTTAGATTATTTTGCAGGTCAAATTGGTCTTTCATTATTTGGTCTTGTATTGTTTTTGGATATTCAACTTCTTGAAAGTCAATTCCAAACTCTTCAGGTAATGAAATGCCATTATATTCTGCAATTACACGCTCTACATCATACCATTCTTTTTCATACATTCTCCAAAGTGCAATATCATCAAAATAATCTTCTTTTCTATCTAAATCTTTAATCATTAAAGAAATACCACTAGGCACTTCTCCACCTGATTCTGCAAATTGTATAAATAAGTGATTATTTAACGCAACAAGTTCCATTTGAAACTTGATATTTTCTATGGCTTCCATAATATTGCCCTGTGGGCTTGTAATATTGTAAACACCTTCTTCACCCATATCGAGAATAGTATCAGAGCCAGTTCTAAGTAATGTTTGGTCTGCATTTAATCCAGCAACCCATGGTTGTCCAAACATATTAAACCTCATACCAAGATTCATTTCAGTAAGTGCAATATTTACCTGTTCATTGCAGTTTATGATATCAGATGCACCTTCTACAAAGAAAGAGTCTATTTGGTCTTCTCTATGAGTAAAAACAAAAGGAATAATGCCATATGGGTTGACTTCTTGCATAATTAGGTCACCTTCTTCGTTCATTACTCCATATTTTTCAGCATCCCAGTATTCCCATTGTAAATTATCTGTATTGGATAAATCAGATGAATTATTTAACAAAGGATATACTATAGCACTAGGTTTAAATGGGTTTTCGTCAAAATATGCCTCAAAGTAATATATTGGTCTATAATCAAATACACCATCCATCCAATATATTCTATTAGCAACTGTACCTAATAATCTAGTCATTCTTTCAGAATGTTTCATTCGTACATCTTTTGTAGGTGTTAATTCAGCATATCTTTCACTATCGACATTTCTTTTTGCACCTAGTGTGTATATTCTACTAATTTTATTTATAAATTTTCTAGTAAAATTAGTTACTGTAGGTGGTATCTCATTGAATGCATCAGCTTTAAAATAATGTGATATATATTCTTCTGTAGAAGTACCTGAATAATAATCTAAATGTTTTCTTATTTCATTTCTCCTAGCATGAGACATCATTAATTTTGTTTCTGATAACTTATCCTTCATTATCTTTTCTATCATCTTTTTATCCTTTTCATCTCTTTATTCTTGATTGGGAATCTATTAATTATAAAATACCTAAAAGCATCGTTTCCATGGTCATGGTAACCATCTTTTAGCGGTTCTTCTCTAATTGGTTTACCATCCTGACTTTCAGGATATCTGTACTCTTCAAAATCTTCTATTACTTCTTTACAATTTTTATGCACATGGACTCTTCTAGTACCATCTGCACTTTCAAAAAATCCTCTAGTATGAGAAACACTATTTATTATATTTCTACTCATTCTATCTCGTGTATATAAAACTCTTATACCACTTCGTCTAAATATTTCCATATCACCAGCACCTGTTTGCCCCTGAACATTAGCTCCAGCAGGGTCACCATAATATGAAAGAACTGGATACCCTTTAACCTTAATCATTTTAATTAGGTCTTCTGTTTTAATATTTTGTTTGTGTAGTATAGAATCGAATATTCTAATATGCTCAGTTGTTCCATCAAATTGTGTTTGTATAAATAAAACTGCTGGTTGTCTATATCCAAAATCTATTGCACAATATGTAGGTAAATTAGGGTCGTATGGAAAATCTCCTACATCTAACTCACGATTAAAATCCCAAACCTTGCCCTCAAATACAGAGAACTCTGCACCAAACTCTTGACCAAACAATTCTTTAGACATATTTCTTTTACGCTCAAGAATAGCTGGGTCATCTATCCCTAATGGAAACTCATGTTGATTTCTCCACGAAGGAGAAGAATAACTATTCCACTCATCATCTATTTTACCTAATTTATACAAATCATATATCCAGTTTCTACCTTCAGGTGTTGTAATAAAAATTACTTTACCTTTTCGACCAGCTACAGTTGGAGAAAGATACATATCCCATATCTTTTTATTCATCTTGGCAACCTCATCAATTACGAGTAGGTCAAGTCCTTCTCCCACTAATGAATCCGCATTGTCCGCTGACATTCCTTCAACAGTAGTTCCCCACTTAAAACGAATGTACATATCTTTTTCAG